AAGGACAGCGATCCACGGAGGACGCATTTGTCCGATGCGCTCGGGTACTTGATCTGGCAGGAGTTTCGGCCGGTAGGCCGGGTCGGGGAACAAGGGCGAAGGTTGATTTGAGGGGCGGGAAGAGAGGAGCGAGAAACGAGAAGGGTTCAGGGCGGCGGGTCTCGGTTAGTGGGGAAATGCCGGCAGGAATGCCGGCACGGCACGCAGGAATGCGTGCGCCACGAGCGCGGGCGTCCAGAGCGCAACAGACACTTGGGCGTAGCACGGTACGCCCCTACGAGGAACTCGGGCGGACACGGAGGTCCGCCCCTACAGGAATCGGAGACACTGACTGGAGGAAGGCGTGATTGAGTTACTAGACCGGGAGCACCCGGAATACCGTGATCGCCGCGAGATGTGGCAGCGGTATTGGGACTTCTACACCGGCGGAGAGCAGCTCCGGCGCAACGCAGGCCTCTACCTGGTGCGGCGGCAGAAAGAACCCAATGACGTTTACAGCGAGCGAATCAGCCGGGTTTTCCACGAAAACTATCTGGGTTCCTGCATCGACTGGTATGCGGCGACATTGTTCCGCAGCAAGCCCAGCATCAGTTTTCGAACGCCGATCCCTCAGGTCGAGCAGTTCTACACGGAGTTTGTGGGCAACTGCGATTGCCGCGGGAGTTCGCTGGTTGAGATCGCACGGAAGGTGTTCATCCGCGCACTCGTGTTTCGGGAAAGTTATCTGTTGGTCGATTTTCCGGTGGTGAAGGAGGCTGTGACGACGCGGGCCGAAGAAGAGGCGCTGGGCAAATCACGGGCATATTTAGTGCCGTACACGCCGCAACAGCTCATCAACTGGAAGGTGGATGACAAGGGTGAGTTTGAATGGGTAGTTCTGAAGTCAGAGCAGACCTACCAGGAAGCATTTGACCGGAGTGAACTGGTGCGTGAGCAGCGCTGGGCGGTATACGACCGAACGAATTTTCGGATCTTCTCCCACAAGAAGCGAGAGCCGGCAGGCGGCGGGGGGGCACCTTCGACGCCTGCCGGAGAAGACGCAGAGCTGGTCGACGAAGGGCGCCATGGGCTGGCGGGAATGGGCCGCGTTCCTCTGGCGAAGATGACCGTGAGCGACGGGTTGTGGCTGGCCAACAAGGCAGCGCTTTTGCAACAGGAACACTTCAACAAGTCGAACGCACTCTCGTGGGCGCTGCACATGGGCTTGTTCGCGATGCCGGTGATCTACTCCGAACGAGAGTGGCAGCAGATTGTGGGCGAGGCCTACTACATTCAGCTTGGGCCGAACGACCGGTTCGGCTGGACCGAGCCGGAGGGCCATGTCTTTCAAGTGGCGGCCGCAAATCTTGAGCGGCTGAAGGACGAGATTTACCGGGTTTGCTACCTGATGACGCAGGCGGCGGGTCATGAAGCCCGGCACCTAGGACAGTCCGGCGCCAGCAAGCAACGAGATTTCGCGGTCACCCATGAAGTGCTGCGGGCCTACGGAGCGATGGTGAAAGAGTTTTTGCAGCGCGTCTTCGGGTTAGTGCGGGCGGCACGGCAGGATGACGTGGAGGTTGAGGTCGCGGGGATGGACGAGTTCGACATGCCGGACTTCTCTGAAGAGATCAACGATGCGATGGGGCTTCGCCAATTGGGAATACAGTCCCCATGCTTCGAGAGGGAACTGCAAAAGCGAGTGGCGTTGAAGTATCTGGAAGGGGCGGCACAGGAGACGAAGAACGAAGTAGTGCGCGAAATCGAACAGCAATAGCGGGCAGTCAGTTTGGCGATCCCGGCGGCGCCGGTCTGAGGTCTCCCCATGGGGACCTCGGAACGACGCCTTTTTTTTGAATGGAGAATCATGGGACCCGATAGAACAGCATTGGAGCCGAGAGGCGGAGAGCGGCCGGGGGAGGCGGATCCGGGACTGAGCGAGAAGCTCATCGAGGAGCGCCGCCGGCGAGAAGGCCTGGAGCGGAGGGTTCAAGAGCTTACGGACGAGAACCACCGCAGCCGGCAGCAGTCCGAGCAGACCGACCGCTTCTCGCGAATTCAAAGCACGTTGCAGGAGCTGGGCGTCAAGAAGGTGCAACTCGCCTTTCGCCTTGTGAGGGACGACGTTTTTCGAGGCGAGGACGGGGACTTGTATACGGATGCAGGCGGCGAGCGCATGCACTACCGGGACTACCTGCGACGGTTTGTTTCGGAGAATCCTGAGTTCTTGCCACCTCGGATCGCGGGTGGATCCGGAGCAAGGGATAGCGACCGCGGAGAGCTATCCTCCGCGGGTTTCGACCTGGACCGGATACGTCCGGGCATGAGCAAGGAAGAGTTGGCGCAGGCGTGGAAAGAAGTGGCGCGCCTGACCGGACACGGCTCGAACAGTTGGTAGAGACGGCTGGACCGGCAAAAGAGAGCAGCAAAAGGAGAGGGCTGAACGGCCAGCGGGCACGGCATACCGTGCCCCCACGGTAGTCCGATCCCCATTTTCACAAGGAAGAGAGTCGTAAGGAGGAGAGAATTCATGGCGGCTATTACGTCAGCGAACGTTGCGCAAGCGATTGTGAAGCTGGTGGCGGCGGATGCGCTACCGGCGCTGATGGGGAATCTGATCATGGGCAACCTGGTCAACCGGAACTATGAACCGGTGCTCGGGCAGGCCGGTGACACGGTCAACATCCCCATCGTTCCCAGCATGGTGGCAAACAACATTGCCGAAGGCGGCACGGTCACCACGCAGAATCCCAACCTAGGCAACGCCCAGATTGTTCTGAACACGCACGCGGAAGCGACGTTTCAGATCCCGGACGTGACGAAGGTGCTCGCGGTGCCCGACCTGCTGCGGATCTACATGGAGCCGGCAGTGGTCGCGATTGCGGAGAAGATTGAAACCGATCTGCTGGGCCTCTACGCAGGGTTCTCGGCGAACGCGACCCTGGGAACGGCAGGGACGGCTTTGACCGAGGGTGTCATCGACCAGGCGGAGACGACTTTGTTCGGGGCGAAAGCGCCACAGAGCCAGTCGAAGTATCTGGTTGTCGATCCGAACAGCTACTCGGCGTTGCGGCAGATTGCCCGCTTCAGCGAGTTCCACACAGCTGGCGAAGCCGGTGTCAACGCGCTCATCAACGGTACGGTTGGACGCTTGAAGGATTTTCTCGTTTTCCGGTCGCAGTTCGTGGCGAAGACCGGCAGCTCGCCGGTGACGACGCACAACCTAGCTTTCGCGCGGGACGCGATCGGGCTGGTCATCCGCAGACTACCACAGCCGCTGCCGGGCACCGGAGCCATCGCCGAGTACGCTGAGCTGGGAAATTTCGGCATGCGAGTCGTGATGAGCTATCAGCCGGACACGCTAGCACAGCAGTTCACGGTGGATGTGCTCTACGGCAAAGCGGTGATCCGGAATCCTTTCGGGGTGCAGGTGGAGTCGTAGAGGAGTTCGGGGTGTTTCCGGGGCACGGAGAACCGCGCCCCGGCCCTCGCCTTCCGGACAGAGGCGGGCCGACACGGAGGTCCGCCCCTACAAGGATCGGGGACGCTGACTTGATGTGGGGCCCTGGCGGGCGTCGCGAAGAGTAGCGACGCGGCCAGCTGGGAGCTTGCTCCACAAGGGCTAGCAGGGGAGATCGAGACTATGGACTTGCGGGGCTATTACCGGAAAATTCGGGAACTTGAAGCAACGATTGTTGAGGATTTCCCCATCGTCAGGAGCGTGGCTTTGGAAGACGGCGGCCGGAGCGGCAAGCTGACAGAAGTGCCGCGAGCCGTGGCGGCGCGAATGGTGGTGGACGGCTCGGCCGAGATCGCCGACGCCGAGGAAGCGCGGCAGTTCCGCCAGAACGTCGAAGAGGCCCGGAAGGCCGAGGAGCAGAGGCGCCAGGCCTCGCAGATTCAATTCACGATCCTGTCGGAGGCCGATCTGCAGGGATTGCAGCGCTCCACGCGAGGAAGCGGAAAGAACAAGGAATGAGCCATGGCTCTTTTTACGGACGAATTCGTCTCCGACGTGCCGGATCTAGTGGCCTACGAGGCGAACCTGCCGGATGTTTCGGCCGCAGAGGGAATTGACCTGGGAACGAAGCTGCGACTTGCGCATACGGAAATCGGCGTACAACTGGAAGCCGCCTCGCGCGGGCCGGGCAACGTCTATCTTGCTAATGGATCGGGCTGGCAGTCGACGGGGGGCGAGGCGAATCCGGCACGATTCGCGCTCAGCCAGGTGGTGGTGACGCCACCGCTGAAGCTGCTGCACACGTTCCAGACGCTGGCGATTGTCTATCGCGATGCCTACAACCGCAAGCTGAACGACAAATACCTGCCGAAGTGGAAGGAGTACAAGGAACTGGCGAATTGGGCGCGCGACCTGCTGTTCCAAACCGGAATCGGGCTGAGTGCGCGACCGGTTCCGAGGCCTGAAGCGCCGACGCTGGACTGGACGCCGTCAACGCTGGCCGCGGGCGCACGTTTTGTACGAATCACGTGGACCACAGCCGACGGAACGGAAGGTGCCGGCAGTGCGGAACAAGCGACTCAGGTGCCGGCGGAGAACGCACTGCGCGTGACACCACCGAGCGCACCCGGCGGTGTGACGGCGTGGAATGTGTACGCCGGTGAAGCGAGCGGGGCGCTTAGCAAGCAGAATGGGCCGGCGCTGGCGTTGGATTCGGCGTGGATGGAGCCGGAGTCCGGGTTGATTGCCGGCGAGCCACCAGGAGACGGGCAGGCGCCGGATCTTTTCAAGACCGTGCCGCGATTCCTGCAGCGGGGGTGAGGGTGGCGGGGAGAAGGGAGAAAAGCCACGAGCGGGCGGACACGGAGGTCCGCCCCTACGGGGATCGGGGGCGCTCACGCGAGAACAGACGCGGGCGTCGCGATGAGTCGCGACGCGGCACGCTGGGAGCGTGCGCCACGAGAGGCACCACAAGAGGCACCAGAGGCTTCGAGACAACGCGGGCGGACACGGAGGTCCGGCCCCTGCGAGGGTGAAAGGCGAGAGGGCGGAAAGCGGTGGCGAATCTTTGTTTAGGGGCGCTGGAGAAACTGAGGGCGTTCTTGCTCGCCGGCGACGGTGTGAATGCGGCGCTGGCCGGTATCAGCTCTCGGGACGGAGTGCACCTGGCCGCGCTGAGCGAACCAACCGTGGGAATTCAGAATGTGCCCGCGGAGCTGGCGGATGAGAATCTGGCAGTGGTGTACCCGGTGGTTTACCTCTATTGCGACCGGATGGACAATCTGCAGATCGAGAAGTTCACGCGGTTTTCCGGGCCGCTGTTCTTGATTGCAGATGTCCGGGTCAGCCAGGAGCATCTGGCCGGGCTGGATCAGCAGCTCGCCCGGTATGTCGAGGCCGTGCAGGCAGTGTTGGGATCGCATCTCGGGAAATGGACTGAAAACGCGGCCTACGGCGGTGGACATCGCGTGCAGTTCCGGGAAGTCATGCTCGGAGGCCGCAACTTCCTGCAAACGGCGCGCGTGGAGGTGGAACTGCAGGCGCACGAATGAACGTGTACGGAGCGGGGTCTTTTATCTCGCTTGGGCGTAGCACGCTACGCCAGCTTAGTGATTTCGCAGAGTGCTTCGGGTAGATGGGGGGATGCCGGCACGAATGCCGGCACGGCACGCAGGAATGCGTGCGCCACGGCGCGGGCGGACGCGGAGGTCCGTGCTTGGGTCGGCGAAGCTGGTTGTCTCGCGCCAACGAGAAGGACACAACTATGGCGGAATGTGTACTGTCAACGCAGAATCGCTTCTACGTGGAGTCGGAGTCGAGCTACGGGACCGTGCCGACGATTTCGGCCAGCAAGCGGATACCAGCGATTCGGCTGCGTGCGCGGCAAGAAGTCGAGACGCGCGCGCGCAGAGACAAGGTTGGCGGACGAACGTACGCCGGTGTGACGCCGGGATCAAGGAAGCGCACCGAGTTCAGTGTGCAAACGTACTTGGTATCGAACGCGACGCCGAGCTCGCCACCGGCGATGGGTCCGCTGGTTCAGGCTGCGCTTGGCGCCAGCCCCGCAACTTTTACGGGGCGGACGGCGGGCTCGGGGTCAAGCACGTCACAGATCGTTTTCAGCAGCAGCCATGGCCTCGTGAAAGGGCAAGCTTTCGGCTTCAACGGAGAACTGCGTTTCGTGGATACGGTTGTGAACGGGACCACGGCGCAGGTGAATGCACCTTTCGCGGCGGCGCCGACTTCGGGACAGGCACTCACGGCAGCCGTGACGTACTTCCCCGCTGATGCGCTACCCAGCGTCTCGATTTTCGACTATTGGGATCCTGCCGGCGCTGTCGATCGGATACTGGCCGGCGGCTCGTGTAACCGCCTGCAAGTGAGAGTCAACGCGGACTATCACGAGCTGGAGTTCAGCGGCGAAGCGCAAGACATTGTCGACACGGTATCGTTCAGCGCCGGACAGGGAGGACTGAGTTCGTTCCCGGGCGAGCCGGCGGCCTCGGGAAACACAGCGCTGCCGATCCCAGGCAACCTCGGCCAAGCGTGGCTGGGAACACCAGCGAATAAATTCCTGACGGTGACAAGCGCGCTCGTCGAGGTCGACAACGACGTCGACTTGCGAAGCCGCGAATTCGGCACGCAAGTGCCGCAATGCGTGACGGCGGGAATGCGAAGAGTGGTCGCCAACTTCGAGCTGTACGAAGTGGATGACGCCGCAACGCGCGGATTGTATGCGGCGGCACGGTCGGAGACGCCGGTCGGAGTGATGTTCCAACTGGGCCACGCAAGCGGGCAGTTGATGGGCGTGTACATGCCGAAGGTCGTGCCGCGAGTGCCGGAATTCAACGATGATGAGCGCATTCTGCGATGGGACTTCGGGAGTTCGCGCGCGCAAGGATCGAACAACGACGATGTGATCGTAGGTTTCGGATAGCTCATGGACTATGCAAGCACAGTAACGGTGGACTCGGAGGTAGCGCCGGGCGTGCGGTTGACGGTTCGGCGCATGTCATTCGGCCGAAGGCTGGAACTGACACGGCAGGTGAAACAGCTTCTGAGCCGGCTCGATTTCTTGTCGGCGAAGGAAGGAAGCGTCGCGGACCAGACCGAAACGGCGCTCGTTGCGAGCGAGATCGATCGAGCCTACTTGTGCTGGGGGCTGGCCGCCATCGAGGGGATTGAGATCGACGGCAAACCGGCGACGATCGAGGCGCTGCTCGAGGCCGGGCCGGAAGATTTGGTGGCTGAGATCCTGAAGTTGATTCGCCGCGAGGCCGGGCTGAGCGAGGAAGAAAGAAAAAACTGCGAGTCGCATTCCATCTTCGCCGAGGAGGCCAGGCCCGATGGAAATGCGACGAATGCCGCCGCCTAGGCCTGGAGAAGAGACGACGGTGCGGCTGGCTGACTCACGATTGCAATGAGAAGCCCGCGGTGGTTTGGGTCAGCCCGATCGCCCGAAGCGAAGGGCGCCGGCTGGCGCTGACCGAGTGCCCGGTGAGCTATGTAACGGGCGAGAGCGCGGCGTGGTTGGAGGATTTCTGCGCACATCTGCTGGTTCCCAGCAGTGTGAACGTGCTGGACTGGGCGGCGCGAAGGGTTGACGCATTCGCGGTCTTGTCGAGCGAACTGCAGGAGGCAGAGAAGAACGAGCATGCCTAACCGGGAGTTTCGCGACCTAGCCGATTCGCAACGAGAAACCTCGAGAGCATTGCAGACGCTGACTCGCGAGTTGCGGGCCAGCGCCACGACGTCGGATTTCAGCCGACTGTTGCGACCGATTGCGGGCGCCACGTCGAGACGCGAGGAATTGAGTTCGGGCCGAATTGCAGCGAGGGATTCAAACGATGCAAATCGGAGCGAAAACATGGCGGGCGGCGGCAGCGCGGAAGGCTCCGGCGGTTCGGCTGCGGGGGCCTTGACAGTTACGACACGGGCGCTGCAGGAGTTGGGGATCACTCTGGCCAGCAACACAAAGGCTCTTGAAAGGAGCACGCAAGACCTAACGGGTGGGCTATTGAGCTTGCTTTCCGGGTTCGCGGGTGGCGGAAGGGGCGGGGGTGGTTTGG